TTGTACCTTTGTTTTATAGTCTCCAGGAATTGAATAAGTCATTTAACACCTCCATCTTTTTAATGCTAACGCTTTTCTAGTGGGTCGCCCTTTTTTGTCTTTTAGTGGACCTGGCATACCTTTCATGCGAGCACAAAATGATTTTCTTCTTGCTGCTCTTTTTCCTGTTGGATTCTTTTCAGTTACAGGTGCTTGTAAGTTGCTGCCTGTTGCACGATTATATTTAGCTCTACCTTTCGCAGTCAGTCCTCCTTTTTTAGACTTTTCGCCTCTTCCTACAGATAAACTGACTCCTTTACGTTTAGCCATTATTTACCTACCTTTTTCATGGTCAAGTTGTGAGCTTCAGTAAAAGTCTTACCTTTTAGCATTAGCTTCTTCATCTCTTCCATGTGCTTTCTAGTATGAGTACCCTTCTTTTTATGTCTTGCTAAAGCGTCTTGCTGTCTTTGAGTTAGAGTTTTCATTTTTTCTTCCTCTTTTTCTTGGAACGTAGCTTTTTCATATCAGCAGCCGTGATCTTATCCCGTGGTGGGGCAACAGCAGCGAGTTTACGTTGCTTTGCTGAATAAGATCTTTTAGGCATTAGACAGCAGAAGTAATAGCACCATTAGTTACAAAACTAACTGATATTGTAGAAATATCTCCAACAGTAGAACTAAATGAAGTTCCTGTAATAATCCCGTTAAAACTTAATTTTTTAGAACCTGATGTATCTAGGAAAAGATTAAATGCAGCATCGCCAGCATCTTCAGCAGTTAATACATCTGTAATAATCTCAGCAGTATCATCTCCAGATGTTGCTGTGTATAGAAGTTCGACTGTGCCAGAACCAGAAATTAGAGATCCTACATATTTTCTAGCAGTATCTCCATGAGCAGTGCACTCGAGAGTGTCTTTTGTTGTGTCTAGTGTCCACGAAGTTGTAGAAGCTACTGCTCCAACTGATCCAGTTCCGTTATCAAATGATACAGAGCCTTCTTCACCACGAAAAAATGCCATGATTTCAAGAAAAATTTTACCTATACGATTATATTACCGTGAAATTGCTACTTTTACAGTTATTTTTTCTTCTTTTTTCGTCTATGTTGATAAGTTATCTTTTTACTACCCGTTTTTTCACGTTTGAATCTTGCTTTTTCGGCTGCTGACATCTCTCCAACAGTCTTAGGTGTCTTACTTGAGACACGTTTTTTAGGTCTACAAGCTGGATAACCTCGTTTTTCGCCTTTTGATCGGCCACAAGGCTTACCAGTTTTGACATCTACCCAGTTTTCTTTGAACCAACGGGTAAGACCGCCACTACTTCTTGCCACGTTTCTTCTCCACTCGGTAAGTACCACCACGTTTTTTGTACTCTCGTACAAGCCACGCATTAGCATAAGCACTTGGGTAAACCTTAAATTTACGCTTTGCTTCTGCTTTTACCCTAGAGTATAACGCTTTATTTACAGGAACATTCACTACGCTTCTTGCCTCCCTTCTTTTTCTTCTTCTTTTTCTTTGTAGTTGAGTGGTACATAGTAAGAATTAGGTAGTTCTTAGTATATTCTAAACGAAGTTTGGCCTAATGTCTCTGGCTTGGCAAGGTTAAATTGTTGTAGGCAAAGGTAACCGAAAGCGTCAAATGCGTGGTCAACCCCAAGGTTTTTGTTTGGCATACCTGTATTTGGAGCGTAAGTGAGGGTGCGAAGCGATTTTATAAGTTCTTTGCAGCGTGGGTGGATTAAAGTTCTTCTTTCTCCTGCTGCATCATATAGTGCGGTATTGATTGCGGTTACTTTGTCACGGACTTTCCAGGGAGAACGTGGAGAGGATACTGTGAATCCACTTCTACGCAGGATAGTGTGGTCCGTTGAGCCTACTCCTGATGTTTTTCGGGCTGCACCAGTTGGGTCGGGGCAAGCAATAATTCGTCTTTCTACTCCGTAACGATTTGTAACTTCTTCGGCAAAATCCCAGG